CAGGATCGACGCGACCACCGCAGCCCCAGCGAGGATCTGCCATCCGCAGATGAAGATGCTGTAGGGGTGGGCGAGTAGGTGGTCGGTGTTCGTCGGTGGTCGACGGTCCGTGGTGTATCCGTGCAGAGGCATGTGGGCTCCCGGCCTTGCGGCTGTGGTTGGGTGTGGAGGTATCAGTGCACGCCCTACGTGCACTGATTAGGGCGCCCCTCTCTCGCTGTGCCCGCAGCGGGAGAGGGGTCTCAGGCGTTGTCAGTGATGCGTCGCCCGGTGCGTTGCGCCCAGGCGACGACGTCCTTGCGGCGCCACACGGCGCCCATCGCGAGCCGTTCGACCGGCTGCGGAAAGTCGGGGTGGTGTACGAGTTGCTGCACCCGCTGACGGGAGATGCCAAGCATGAGCTCGATCTCTCGCGCACCCATCAGGCGTCCCACGAGTCACACCTTAGGGGAAATCGTCCCTAGTCACTTGACTAGCGAAAGAAAGTCGGCGCACTCTGTATCAACGGCGCTAGTCACAGCACTACTAGGCATCAGACGAGGGAGCACCCCGATGAGCCAGCCAGCACAGGAGTGGGACGACATGAACGTTCAGCAGCAGACCGAGATCCGTGACCGTCTCATCGCCGCATGCGCCACGAAGGCCGACGCCAGTGCGTACGTGCTGCGTCAGCGTCTCGCGAACGCGTCCCGCCCGGCCCTCGCCGAAGCCCTCGAGCGTCTCTGACCCGACCGGACCAGCCCCGCCCTCTGCGGCGCCCCCGAGCTTCCTCCCAGACCCTCGCAGGCCACCCGAACCGCAGACGGGCGGGGCTTCACTCTGTCTCGGGGACCATCCACGCGACGTGGTCCCACCAAGGGTTCCCGTCGACGTCGTAACGTTTCACCTTCAGCGGGTACCCGCCGGGCGGGCGCGCGTCAGGCCCGTACGTGGCGTACTCGGCGGTGGTCAGGTCGCGGAACATGCCGACCGCGGTCGGCACCTTGAACACTGCGGTCTCGGTCCCAGGTTTGCCGAACCCGACGGGCCGCATCACCCCGGCGAGGTCTTTCACGTAGAACCGCGGCGACGACGCTGGCCCTGGGATGCGGTACCGGAACCGCGGCATCTGGTACCAGATGTACAGCGCTTGCCCGGAGGCGCTGAATGGACGGACTTCCCAGTACTGCCAGTTGTCGTTTACCGGGTAGGCGTCGACGGCGAGGTCGGTATACGCGGTGATCGTCCAGTCTGAACCCGGTGGGGGTGTGACTGGAAGCGGCGCGTCGAACGACGCTGAACCTGGCCCCGCCGGGAGGTCGATTACCTTGGTGCCGAGGGGTGGAGGCCAATCCCCGAACGAGCCGCTCCACCCAGACACGGGCGGGAAGGGCGCTCCCGGCGCATACCCGATCGAGCCTCCCAGATCGTTGCCATCTCCACCGTTCGCCAAGACGTTGACATAGATATCGTCCCAACGCACCGCAACCGTCTCGACGCCCGGCTCGAACTCGACATATCCGTCCCACGTGAAGACCGACGGGTCGATCTTGACGTACTCGTCGGCCCCGAGCGAGAGGAACTCCGGCGGCAACTGTCTCAGTTCTGGCCGCTCGCGCCAGAACCCGCTGGAGTATCCGACATTGAAGGAGGCGTAACTCGTTGGCGGCGACGTGAGAATCGCCCCTGCTCGGTCATATGCATAGGTGGTGAAGGCGTTTGAGAAGTTGTCGCCAGGGAGCCGGGAACTCATGTACGAGTATGGGGCGGCGTCGGGCGGCGCCAGGCTGCCGCCTTGATTGGCGGCCCCGTCTCGACGGACCGCGTCGACGGCATGATTCGGATCAGCGTCGTCCCCGATGGCAATACCCGCCCCGGCGTTGGCGGTTCCGATGTCAGCCTTAGCCGGAACGAGGCTAGGCGTGATCCAGTCAGACCAATGCCAGTCGTCAGCCACCGCTTCACTCTCCTGACGTGTCGAGCCAAGCCGTCCCGACCGGCCACCACTCCGCAGCCTCCGGTTCCACGTTCACGAACGGACGCTTCGGCGCAGGCTCGTGACGGCGGCGGTCGATGCGCGCAATGTCGGCACGTACCGACCGCCTGTCACCGTCGTATGAACGCTGCGGGCGTGGAGCGGCAGGAACGAAACCCATGACTACACCTCCGGAGCGACGACGTACGCGAGCTGGTCAGTGTTCGGGTCGAGGTCGATTTGGATGATCCGGTACGGCGAGTTGACGTCGACCCGGCCGTCCTTGATGGCGAGGGTCACAATGTCACCGATCGTCACGCGCTCCATGAGAAGCGTTGTGTCGTCCGGGTGCATCGCGACCCGCGTCACCACGTCCGCCTGCCCGTACTTGACCGCGGTGCGGCCCTGCTCGAGCAGCGCCGACGACGGCGTGTCCTGATCGGCCCGGTACACGTTCTCCAACGTCAACCCGTCCGCGCGGGGCAGGGTCACGAACTGCTCGACCATGCCGCCACCGGACCACGACGTCTGCACGCGCGCGTCCGTGGTCACGTTGTCGCCGTCGACGCCGGCCGCGTACCCGATGATCCGGGCGTCGCCGGCACAGTCGCCCGCCGCGAGAACGAAACCAGAGTCGCGTCCCTGCTTCGGGTGGATGACGAGCCAACGCCTGCGGGGCGTGACGGCCATGTTCGCGTCCGGGCCGTTCAGGGAGCGGACCATGTCGTCGATGGCCTCACTGACCGGCTTGGCTTCCTTCCACTCCCAGATGCCCTTGGTGAGGAATCCGGACAGTGGGCCGTACGCCTGGATGTTCAGGTCGGACTTGCCGAGCGTGACGTCCTGCGCGTGCTCGACGAGCCCACCGATGATGTGCCGGGGATCCATGTCGTAGAACGCGAGCTTCAGGTTCGGCTTGGCGCTGATCTGGTCGAACGACGACGAGCCAGCCGTCGGATAGAGCCGCACGTCCACGACGTAGTCGAGCCCGTCAGCGGGAACCTTCACCGTCAGGTTCAGGCCCATCCAAACGCCGCGCGCGGTGGACTCGTCGACGTCGACATGGGCGTTGTTCAAGATCAGATGCTTCGGGTCGCCCACCTTGCGGACGTCCGCGTACAGCATCCACCCGTCCTTCGACGGGCCCTCGAACGTGTCGATACGGCCCTGGCCCTGAATGTCGAACTCGAGCGGTTCACGCGCCGACGCCGGCTGCGAGGCCGTGAACGACTGATGCTCAAACTGCCGGTGCCCGACCTTCGTCTGCACGACGTTGGCGAGGATGACGACGCGACGGTTCTTCTTGTACGCCGCCTCCGTGTGCCGCGGGTCGACCGGTTCCGTCTCGCCCTTGCCGACCGTCGCGATGACGAGCGTCGGCTTGTAGGCGTGGATGACGGCAGCAGCAGCCTCAGCGCGCGCCACGGACAGGGCATAGCCGTCGCCGCCGTCAGCGTCGGCGGTGTGGCCCTCGACGGTGATGTGGGTGCCGTTCGGGATGTCCGACACCTGGTCGCGGATGGCTTGCTCGCCACCGGACAGGAACGTCGCCCGGTTGGGCACGAACACCGCAGCCGACTCGACCGTCCGCTTGATCGACGCGACCTTGTCGGCCGCGAAGATCCGCAGCGCCTTCCCGCCTTCGAGCGCGTCCGAAGTGATCTCGAACGTTGGGGGAGTCTCAGCGTTGGAGCCGGGGGACCAGCCGCCAGACCAGAACCGGGAGCCCTCCTCGAAGCCGCCGTTACGGAGCATCTCGGGCCGCTCGGCACCGATGAGGCGCCGCTCGAAGTAGTACGTCAGGCCCGAGCACTGGTAGTCGAACGTGTCGCCACCCTCATCGATCTGCGGGTCGACGACGGTGAACCAGCCGCCGGGCACCAAGTGTGCGCCACGCCACAGTTGCACCTCAGCGAACTGCGGCACGGACGCGAGCTGCGGGTCGTTCTTGCCGAGGCTGAAGTCGAGCCCGCCACGCCCGTTGAGGGAGCGGGTCGCGGTGCCGATCTGAGCGTCTGCGAGCTCGCAGATGGTGTTGCCGGCGTGGTCGACGACCTTGAGCCGGTACTGCGGGCGCAGCGTGTCCGGGTCGAGAGTGACCGTGAGCGTGTCGTACGCCTCGGCCCATGCTTCGGCGATGGCGTCGATCTGGTCGACGGCGTACCGGATCGGGTCGGCGGCATCGACGACGGAGTCTGTCAGCGACTCGGCGGCGCCGATGGTGAGCGCGATCGGGTCGGCTGCGTCCTCGACTGCGTCGGTGACGTCTTCGGCTGCGCCGCTCGACAGCAGGTAGCCGCCGGCCGGTGCCGCGATGGTGATCGACGATGGCGTACCGGTGAAGTCCTGCGCGACGGGGGCGGACGTGACAACGTCACCTAGCGGCGCCGCAACAGTGAGGGTTGCAGGCGTGCCGGTGAAGTCAGCCGCGACGGCAGTACCGGCCGCGACGTCGCCAAGGGGTGCTGTGACGGTCAGTGACGTCGGGGCGCCAGTGAACGCAGCGGGTATCGTCGTGCCAGCCGTGAACGCGCCAGCCGGGGCCGCCACGGTAAGCGCGGCCGGAGACCCGACGAACGATTGCGGCGTGCCAGAGGCAGTCATCGCCGACGCGTGCGCAGCGATCCGCGTACCGGACAGGGCTGTGCCGTAGTAGGCAGCCTCGTCGATGACGCCGTTAAAGTACTGAGCACCGCCGAAGCCGAGGTGATAGGCGATAGCGAATCCGTCGACGCCCGTCGACAGCGCACCCACAGCGGCCTGCGTGGTGACGAGGGTTCCGTCGACATACAGCCGGATGTTGCTCGCGTCGTAAGTCGCCGCGACATGGTGCGCGACACCGTCGTTGACGGTGCCAGGCGACGCGGCAGTGACAATGCCCGCGCCGCCGCCGAGGGTGATGAACTCGAGCTTGCCCGCGTTGAGACGGAACTGGAACGAGCGGTTCGACTCGTTGTCGCGGTCGATGATGGAGCCGACGCCACCCATGGTCGTCTTGATGACGGCCTCGACCGTGAGCGCCGACACCGTCATCCACGAGGCGTAGGACAGCGGCCCGAGGCGGCCACTCGACCCGTCGAACGACATCGACTTGTCGGAAGGGTCGGACGGGAGGAGGCTAGGCAGGCCCGCCGTGACGCCGCCCGTGATCGAGATGTTGCGCCCGTTGCCAGACGAGTCCGCGGTCGAGGTCAGCGGGCCCGTGTAACTGGGGTCGCCGAGCCGGTAGTACGCCAGCGGGCTGAACGCCAGCACTGAGGTCGCGTAGCCGGTGCCGCTGGTGCGATTCGTCGACAGGGTCGACAGGTCGCTGGCCGTCAGGACCGAACCGATGTAGGCGACGTCGTCGATGACACCGCCGAACGGCTCGGCCGTGCCCGACGTGGAACCAACCGACAGCGGCATAGACGCGTTGTTCATGCCGGCGCGCGACGCGGACCCGTCGAGGGCGCCGTTGACGTACACCTTGACGGTGGTGCCGTCGTACGTGGCGGCAACATCGTAGGTGTTCCCCGCCACGAGGGACGTGACGCCGATGGCATTACCGGGCGCGTTGCCGACGAAGATGTGGCACGAGAGCTTGTTGCCCTCGAGCCGCAGCGTGAACGACGACGTCGTGAACGTGCCACTGACGAAGCCGTCATAGCGCGCGACGATGGTCTGGTTGCCCGTGACCGCGGTCGGCTTGATCGTCGCCATGACGGTGAACGTCGACGCGTCCATCCACGCGGCGTCGGGGACGATGCCCCGCGACCCGCTAGCGAACGAGTGCGCGCCGTCGCTGTCGCCAGAGACGAGCCCCGTAGCAGAGGCCGACGCGGGGCCCGTGTAGGCGCCGTGGCGACCGTTGCCGGACGAGTCCGACATGGCGACGGCGGACTCGCCGAGCCGCCAGTAACCGAGAGGCGAATCCGCCAGCACCTCAGACGAGTAGGTCACAGGTCACTCCCTCGGCTGGTCGGTGTGGATCACGGAGCCTCGGCTCAGGTCGTGATCTTGACGATCCCGTCCGTTGCGTCCTGCGTCAGCGTGAAGTTGTCGTTCGTCGCCGTCACCGTCGTGTTGTTCGCCAGATCCCAGTAGCAGATCACCGGGTTCGTCGCGTCCGTGCCAGGCGTCGCGTCATAGAACACGACATACTTGCCCGACAGTGAGCCGCCCGTCGCGTTCCACGCCGGGATCGTCGCCTTCAAGCGCCACACACCAGACGTCAGCGTCCACGTCACGCCAGTCAGGGTGACCCCGCCAGCCGTGTACCCCGTGCCGGTCGCCTCAGTGCCGGCAGCCTTCACATCCGACACGTACTGGTGACCCGACGCCGACGGCGTATACGCCGACAGCAGCATCGCCTTCAGCGTGTCCGAGTCGATGTCGATCTTCTTCTGAGCCAGCGAGTCAGCGAACTTGTGGTACGGCGCCGCGGCGTAGATGGCAGTCATCGAATCTCCTTGAGGCTTGGAAGCTGTCAGCCGGCGAAGCCGGAGAGCCCGACGCCGATCTTGTCCGGGGTGTAGCCGAAGTCGTCACCCGACGTGAACGACTGAAGGTGCGGGATCACCCAGCCGGCGTCCCCACCAGTCGCCGCCGACATGATGCGGATCTCGTCCACATCCGTCGTCGGAAGATTCTCGAACGCCTGCGAGTCAGAGTTGCCCGCACGCGTCACCGTCGACGACACCGCCACAGCATCCGCGAACGAAATCGGCTGACGCGCATACGAACCGCCCGACACCTCCACGCCAGCCAGGAAGAACGCCACATACCACTGATCCGGCGGAGTCCAATACGTCTTCCCCGTCGCGTGATCCAACAAAAGCAAACGCAGCCACTCAGTCACCGCAGCCTCCTAGGCGTAAGAGTCGTAGAAGGTCACCGACAGCGGCGCAGTGCCCTGATTGGTGACAGAAGTGGACGCCAGACGCGGGATCGACAACCACTCCGACGGGTTATCCACCACACCCGCCAACACCACGCCACCCGACGAACGGACCTGACGCAGCCCAGAATCAAACACCGTGCCCGACGACACCGACGCACGCGACCGCAACACCTGACCCGACACGTCCTGCCGCAACTTCACCGTGCCCGACCCCGTCGCCGTCGCCGTCAGATACGCCGTCGCCGTGCCGTCATTCGTCAACGTCACCGTCGCGCCGGCAGCAACCGACACCGTCTTCGCGGCTCCCGTCTTGTATGGCTGAAGCGCCACTACGGTCAACAGGAAGTCGACCGATCTGCCGACGATGTCCTCAGGCGTGCGGGGCTGCTCAGCCTGCCGCACCAACACCGAACGTGCACCGTTGGCCTGATGGACCGTGACAGTGCCGCTCGCGCCAACGCCAGGCATAACCGCGAGCTGCTCCAACGCCACCCACGCCATCTCCTGGTCCGGCGCATCCACCCACCCAGAGATGCCAAGGACACGCTCACCGTAAGCCTCGTCGAGCAGCACCGTCCCGAACCTGCCGGACGGACGCTGACGGATGGAGGCCACCTCAGGCGACCCCCACCCATCGATGCCCGCGACGTTCCACACGCACCCGTTCACGTCAGGAACGTCGGTGTTGCACTGGATGCCGAACAGGTCGACGCGCATGTCGGCCATTTACCGGCTCCTTCTGAACATGTTGTCGCGGACGCCGCGGCTCACGCCAGCAGCGACCTGCTCCTGAGTGAGACCGCTCGCGTTGATGACGGTGCCGCCGCTCAAGGCCGCGAGTCGCTCATAGTCGATCGACGGGGCCTGAGGCGCCATCCGCGACACGTAACCGCCCTGCGCGAACCGCATCGTGTTCACCGAGTCGAAGAACGACTTGCCGTAACGCGCGACCGCGGCAGCCTTGATGACGTACTCACCATTGGACAGCCACGCCGGGATCGAGTCCGACGTCGTCGTGCCAGGGCCATACACGATACCGCCAGCAGCACGCCTGGTGCCCGTGTGCGAGCCGCCAGCACCACCCACCACGTCGCCGGCATCGAGGCTCGCCCCGATCCGGTTGACGCGCAGGTTGATGACGTACTCGGTCTTGAGCGCCGCGAGTTCGGCCTTCAGCTTCGCGATCTCCGCGTCAGCCTTGGTCTTGTCCGCCTTGAGCTGGGACACGACCTCCTTAGGGATCTTGTCCATCGAACCCTTGAGCTTGTCGACAGAATCGCTGGTCAGCCCGTACCTGTCCGCGAGGTCTTTAGCCGCTTTCTTCGACAGGCCCATCTTCTCGGCGACCTTGATGAAGGACTCGCGGGCCTTGTCCATCTGGCCCTTGACCTTCTCGGTGCTATCACCGTTCTTCAGGTTCGCCTCGGCCGAAGCCAGGGCTGCATCCTTCAGTCCCAGCAGGGACTGCTTGTTCGCGCGGCCCTTCTCGGTGTTGATGTCGAGCGTCCGGCCGTTCTCCTTCGCGGACTTCGCAGCATCGTCGAGAGACTGCTGATAAGCAATGGCAGCAGCGTCAGCGTCGCCAGCAGCAGCCTTCACCTCGAGCATCGCCCCGGCGAGCTCTTTCTGGATGTCGCGACCCTTAGCCGCGTCAGTATTGAGTTCCTTCACCTTGGCCCGGTAGTGAGCCATATTGGCGGCGGCCTCTTGAGTCGCACCACCTGTAGCGGCAGTGGCCGACGCGACCTTCTCCTGAACGTCCGCATTAACCTTGGCTATCTCAGTGCCGCGCTCGATGTCGCGACCCATCGACGCGTAGGCGTTGCCGAGAGCCTCAGCGTTGCCCTCGAACGTCGAGTCAGCAGCGGTAGCCGAGATCATGAAGTCGTCGAACTTCGCCTTGAAGGCGGCGACCGCCTCCGGGCCGTTCTCGTAGGCCGCGATCAGGTCAGAGATGCTGACACCGGCCTGCTCGAGCTGCCCCGAGACCTTCGAGTAGTCCTGCTGCGAGAAGTCCTTGAAGAAGTTGTTCAGGGCCAACTCTCGCGTCTGCTTGGTGAACGCGCCCGTCTGCTTCTCGAGAGTGTCCGCGAATGCCTCGCCAGCCTTGCGGGCGTTCTCCTGCGCCTGGAAGTAACCGGCCAGCGCGACCGTCAGGCCCGTGATGGCGAGGCCCCACGGGCCCCCGGCGAGACCCATCAGCGCCGACCCGGCGGTCTTCATCCCGTTCATGGCGCCCGTCACAAGGCCAGCGCCACCAGTGAACGTCTTGAACCCCGCGGACAGGCCCTTGATGCCGCCGCCCGCCCGGCCGGCAGACTCCGCAGCGTAGCCGAGCGCCTCACGCAGCGACTTCAGCGTGTCGAGCGTCAGACCCAAGCCCTTGTTGAGCGGCCCCTGCAACGCGCGGAACGTGACGAGCGCCGCGATTGCGGCCTGCGTCGGACCCGGCAGGGACTCCCACGCGTGCACCGCCGCGAGGACCACGTCCACGCCGCCACGCAACGCCTCCGTGACCTTCGTGAGCGCCGGCAGTAGCGCCTGCCCGAGTTGAGCCTTCGCGTCCTCCCACTGCGCATTCAGGCGCTGCTGCTGCCCCTGGAGCGTGTCCGACTCGGACGCGAACTTGCCCATCGCGTCGGACGACTGCCGGGTGATGATTTCGATACGCGCCTGGGCCTTCGCCTGCTCGAGCGCGGCGCCCGTCAGCTTGTTCAGGCCCTTCTTCATGAGTTCGGCCTGCACGGCGGTTTCGTTGAGGCTGATGCCGTACCGTTCGATCGGGTCCGACTCGCCACGCATCGCGGCATTCAGGGCCTCGACCGCATCCTTCGCCGATCCGCCGTAGGTGGCCGACAGGTCAGCGCCGATCTTGACGAGGTCCAGAGACTTCTGCGCGAAGTCCTCCAGCCCCTTGTTCTTCAGCATCGCGCCCGTCACGGTGATGAGCTCGTTGAACTCGTTCCGCGACAGACCGACGGACTCCGCAGCCGTCTTTCCGAACGCGTGGATCTGGTCAGCGGACTGCTTGAACACCGCGTCGACACCGCCGACGGACTGCTCGAGGTCACCAGCAGCCTTCACCGCGTCGCCCAGGAACTCGACGACAGCGGTGCCGGCCAGCGCCCCGCCCGCGACCGCAAGGCCCTTGACGGCACCTGTCGCCTTGCTGAAGCCGCCCTCGAGCCCCTTGGACTTGGCCGACACTTGGTCGATGTCCCCGCCGAGCTTCCGCGTCGCAGCCGACGCCGCAGTCATGCCCTTCGCGTACGGGGCAGTCTGGGCGACCAGGGTGACCTTGACAGTCTTATCGGAACCGGCCACGGCTGGCCTCCTGTCTGAGACGCTAGGGGCATGAAACGGACAGGGGCGTCCTTGCTTGTGCTGCTCGCCGCGTCGATGCTCACCGGGTGCGGCGGAAAGCCCGAAGGGTGCGTGACACTCACGCCGGACGTGGCGCAAGCCATCGTCAACGGCGCGAAGGGCGACCTGCGCATCAGCGCAAACACCGGACGAGCGATCAAGGCAGACAGCGGCGTGTACTACGCCGCGTACCGGATCACCGCGGCCGGCTCCGATGAGACTGGCGTGTGGGCGCTTAGCGAGATCGCGCCGCCCGGCTCGATCCGGTCAGTCGACGGCTTCGCGCAGCAGTTCACGACATGGCCCGTGCTGCCAGGAGCCAACGGTTCGGCGACGGCCAGCGCCGCGACCGCCTGCCTCGACTAGTCGACGTACTCCGAATGGAAGTGGTACGCCTGAGCGTGGTGCAGGTCTTCCGGCTGCATGTCCTTCAACGTCTCGATCGCGTTGCACGACTCGCACTTGACCCGCTGCGGACGCCACTTCGACTTCGGGTCGTGCGCCAACCATCGCGGCTGGCCACATCCCGGACACCGCGACCAATCCAGCATCTTCGCCGCCTGAGCGAGCGCCCAGTCCCTCGGAGACCACGCGTCACCCGGCAGGCTCAACCCGCGCGCCACAGACAGGGACAACCCCATCTCGGTAGCCGCGGCGACCTCTTGGGCTACTTCGCGGTTCCGAGGATGTGCGAGGCAGCGAACGAGAAAGGGACAGACCAGTCCCGCCGATACACCTTGTCCGACGCGTCCTTGATCGACGCCTCGTACAGCACCTCACCGAGCCGGTCACGCAACTGCTTGAAATCGGCCCACGCGAGCCGGTCGGGGAACTCGCGGCCCTGCGCGTCCTTCACCCGGACGCACGACGCGGCGGTCAGGCGCAGGTCGAACTCGTCCTCGTCCTGACGGCCGGCCATCGCCTTGCGGACGCCGTCGATGTCGTCCTTCGTCGGCGCCTCGAACTCGAACGTCAGCGCCGACGCCGCGAGCCGCTCACGCAGCTCCTCGACCTCGCGGGCCTTCTCCTTCAACGGTGACGCGGCACCCATGCGGCGCGGAGTCGCATCCTCTTCGGCGATGCGGGAGAGCTCAGCCTCTGCGGCCTCGATCTGCGCCCGCAATCCCTGATTCAGCGGCACCGTCACCGTCGCGAACGGACGCGACGCCTCAGCGAGTAGAGAGCGGAGGTCAGGGACGTCCGGCTCGATCTGGTCAGACACGGGAACTCCTTGGCTGATGGCTGAGTGGCTGAGAGACGGGCGCGCGCCTCAGCCAAAGCGCGCGCCCGCCGACTAGGGGTCAGGCGACGAGCGCGACGTCGTCCTGAACCTCGCCGCTGACAGACAGCGACGCCTTGAACTGGAGCTCGTTGTCGTCCTCCGGGGTCACCTTCACCCGCGACCCGACCTCGACCGGGTACACGTCGACCAGGTCACCAGCGGTCCACGGCGTGTCCACGTGGACACCCCAACGGGCCACGAGGAAACCCGTAGCGCCCGGCTCCAGAGCCGCGTACGCCTTCGACACCGCCGAAGACAGATCCTGCGGGTCGTACACGCCGAACAGGTCCGCGATGGTGCGCGTCACCTGGCCGTTGCGCTCACGAGCCTGACGCGAACACATGCGACGCAGCGACACCCGGTCGACCGACGCGTCAGGCGAGAAGTTCTGCGTCAGCAGGCACTCCAACGCGACACTACCGGCGGCGTTGATCTCCGTCGCGAGGCTCGGGGCAGCGGTGTCCGCGATCGCGGGCACCCACTTCAGGGAGACGTTCTCGTTCGAGGAGACGCCATCAAGAACAGTAGGCATTAGCCCTCCTAGGAGGCTTCATGCGAGGCGTCAGCCTCGGGAGTGGACTTGGTCTTGGCTGATGCCGCGCCGAAATTGACGCGGGGCTTATCGGGCAGCACGCGCTGGTCACGGCCGCGCGCCGGCTTGTCGAGCACCTTGTAACCGGCAGTCTCAGCGACCACCTCCGGAACCGACTTCTCGGTACCGTTCTCCAGGCGCACACGGACGAACTTCTGGGCCATGAGGACTCCTGAGTCAGAGGAACGTTCGGCGGCTGAACTGCTCCACCGCATAGAAAGTGGTGGCATCGAGCGAGTCGTCACGCTGCGGCGCCTGCGACGTCTCAGCGCGGAACGACCACGTCCCGTCCGGGCGGTAGTTCCGCAGCGCCTCACGGGCCTTCTGCGCGCCCCACGCCGCCTCACGCGCCGCAACCTCAGGCTTCGCATTCCGCGACACCGACGTCACCCACACGAAAGGCTCGCCAAGGTTCACGGTGCCGCCCATCCGGGCCGACTCCTCAGAACCCGGAGAACCCGACACCAGCAGGTACCGTGCCGGCAGCGTTCCGTCAGGAACCGCGTACGAGAACACCGTCCGCGACGGAACCTGCTCAGTCAGACGCGCCGCAGCCTCATCGACGGCAGTCATAGCGCCTCCGCAGCGGCTCGAGCGACGTACTGCATGAACCGCGGCACCTCATCCGTCAACGGCGGCACGATGTTCACCACCGGGGCCGTCCGCGACGTGCCGAACACCGCAATGTTCTCGAGGTGACCCTGACCCGTCGGATGCAACCAGCCGGCATTGACAGTGACGCTCAGCGGCGCGACATCGATCTCGTACTCGATCGACGCAGGAAGGCGAGGCAAGCCCTTGTGACCTGACGCCGCCTTACGCAGCGACCGCTTCATGTTCACGCCGGCCTTGTTCGCGGTCGGAACCAGGGCCGGGATCACCCTCGCGGGCGCCGCCAACAGGTCCGCCGCCAGCGCCTCCAGCTCGGACGCGTCGATCAACCTAGCCATCGCGAGACACCACCTTGCATGGCAGCCTGCGGGCCGTTGAGTCCGTCTGGTAGTGCCCGGCCTGAACCGTCAGCACCCACCCGACCCGCGCCGGCTCCTCAGCCGACGCCGTAATCGTGATGACATGACCGGGTCCGATCATGTCCGTGCCAGCGACAGGCAGAGACACAACCGCGTGATCCACAGTCCACACAGCAGCGCCCGGATCAACCTGCCCGCCAGTGGGAGAGGGCTGCCGCACCCGGCACTTGCCCTCGTACACAGTCGTCTCGGTCGCGTCCGTGTAGGTGCCCGTGCCGTCATCCCACGTGCCAGCAGCGCTGGCCGCGATGACGCACGTGTCGCGCATCATCGACTCCGCCTGCGCCCGCAACTCGGGGAGGACGGCCGCGATGTCGTCGCCCAGGCTCACGGGACCGGCCCCGTCTCAGTGGTCGAAACCCACACGTAATCGGTGCCGTAAGTGCCGACCGCGCCAGCAGTCGCCGGCATCGTGTCGACCTCGAACGCCTTGCCGCGGGGACGAGCAGGAGACAGAAGATCCCACCACTCGTCGAGGATCGCGACCCGGCCCCGCGACGCCTGATACGTCCGCGACAGCGAGCCGTCATCGACCGACGTCGTAACCTGCGTCGCGCCATCCGGCCGGCGCGCCTGCAACACGACAGCCTCACGGACCACATAGTCAAGCTTCGCCTGATCCAGCAACGTCAGGTCACCCAAACGAGCCTCGATCAGCAGCCGCGCGTCATCGATCCACATCGACCGCTGCGCGAACTGCGGCGAGTCAGAGGCGGGAGCGTTCACGCCGAGCGCCACCGCAATCATCTCGGGAGTCACAGCCATGACCGCTCCCGCCTCCTTCTCAACTGGACTTCTTCGTCGACCGACGCGG